TGTGTCTTCATCTTCTACATCGTCATCATCTTCTGGTGTGTCTTCATCTTCTACATCGTCCTCATCTTCTACTGCGTCTTCATCTTCTGGTGTGTCATCATGATAATCGATATAGTCGTAACGGTCATCATCTTCTGGTGTGTCTTCATCTTCTACAGCGTCCTCATCCTCATTTTCTTCATAAATTGTTTCTAATGGTATTTTATAAACAATACTTGTTACAGTTCCAAAATTTTGAATTATTAATAAATAAAAATTAAATGAATCCATGCAGTATTGAACTATATTATCATAATCTTCGTTCAATTCAATGTTTTCTATATTTTTATTCATATTCTCATAATATTTATTAGAATATTCTTGAATTATGTATCTTAACAAAAATGTTAAAAAGAAGGTTGCCATAAAAAATATTTCAATTAAATGTATTGTTTTATAAATAATTACTTGTAAGTAATAAAAATGTATATATAAGATTGCCTTTGAAGTTGTTGTTATTTTATGTAAATCCATACAAAAATATTATAAATTATTACAAAAATTATATCTATATATTATTTTGTAATAATTGTAATAAATTATGAAACATTCGAATATCTAAAATATTCCTGGAATAGATAAGTAATATAAAGCGATTCCAACGACTAACCAAACAATGAAACTAGTAATAATTTTAGTAGTTCTATCAACATTATCATATTTAATTATATAGAAAAAATAAAAAACAGGTATTACTGTTGCGATTGACATAATCAAAATACTTAATGAGTATGATTGCAATCTTTTATCGTCAATGAAAAATAGTGAAACTAATTCAAGAGGTAATGTAACTAAAATACTTCCTAGGAATGGACTTAAACTATTAGCAAGTATTGTAGAACCCGACAGTATTGACCCACCAACAAAGAACCGGTATAATAATGGATAAAACATAATTATGTAATATAATTATGTTATATTAAAATTATGTTATATTAAAATTATGTTATGTTGTATAATAAAAATAATATAGTTAAATATTAATACATCAATTAAAGATATGTCTGTAGTTGATAAAGCAATTGTGTTTGACCTGGATGAAACATTAGGTTATTTCCAAGAGTTTGGCATTTTATGGAGTAGTCTTAAAATTAAATATTCTGATAAAGTAACATTTGACAATAACTTATTTAATAGTTTATTAAATTTATACCCGAATTTATTAAGACCAAAAATTATAGATATTTTAGAAATGATTGTAAAGTACCAATCAATGAAGAAAATGTGTCCTTTTGCATTAATGATTTATACTAATAATAATGGCGGAAAAGAATGGGTAAAATTAATAATAAATTATTTCGAAAGTAAAGTAGTAGGTCTGCATTTTGATAGAATAATTAACGCATTTAAAATAAATGACGAAATAATAGAACCAACAAGAACAGGATATGAAAAAAAATATTCTGACTTTTTAAAAACGACAAAATTACCAAAAAAGACAAGAATATGTTTTATAGATGATGTATTTCACCCTGAAATGGAAAATGATAATATAGTATATTTACACATTAAACCATATATATACGATTTAGACGCAAACGATTTTTTGGGACCTTTATCAAAACATAATGTATTTGGTGTAAAGGAATTTATAGATACCGAAACTTTAGGATTATTAAAATTGAATTTAGATAATGGATATACAAATGAAAATAATAATGGAAAAAGTGAATTAGAGCAAAAGGTAGATTTAATTGTATCAAAACAATTACAATGTTTTTTGCAAGAATTTATTTTGGAAACTGGCGACGAACAGTAAATAACCGTGACTAATTAATGTAGAAACTAGCAGAAAAGTTGATGCTTCAAAAATAATTTTTTTATCAAATGCTGTGAAATTATTATATGTTGAGAATGGATTAAATCGTATAATAAGTAAGATACAAATAAATATGGTTACGATTGTTGGTAAATAATGTAAAAAATTAGGTATGTAAATATTAATACTTATAAATGTTAGAAAATAAAAAAGATAGACCATAAATTTCATCGTTGCATATACAAGTTCCACTTTTTGCATATTGGTTATTATAATAATAATATATTTTTATTTTTATAATATTAAATTTATATCATTTCAAATCTGTAAATGACCGAAGGTGTATTAAGGTAAAAATATACATTAATCCATATAATTGTTTGGTTTTTATTAAAAAATCTTATTTCGAATTAAATAATAATTATAATATTTGTAAATATTATAATGAAATTAGACGCTTTCTTTGCCCCTCTTGATGTTGAATATTGTTTGTACTTTTACATACTTATGGTATTTGGTTTTATCGTAATGCTTTTATCTGTAGCAAAACTTGCTTTTTCACTACTATTTGGAAAAAAAACCGAATCTTTAGGTGATTCAGTTTTTATTGTTGTCCATAGTTTATTGTTTTATTTTGTTAATCGTTTGCTATACACAATGTGCAACAAATAATTTAATTAAATAATTATGATGATTATATTGTATAATAAAATAATATCATATTATATTATTATATATAAATGTTCGGTGTAATTAAAGATTTTTACTCAACAAATCACGAAGGTCAATCACAAATTAACAATGCAGCATTTAAACGAAATGTTGTTAATCAACCAACCATTGTTGAAACACGTTTTTCAAACAGACCTTCCCCCACACGTTATGTGAAAATGCCAATTATTGATATTAAAAATAATATAGGCAAAGATAGTGAAAAGATAAATGCTTCTAATAAATTAAATTATTTACCTGCAACTGAGAAAGGACCGTGGAATTCATACATGTCTAATATAGATGTTGAAACAGAATTAAGAAATCAAACAATAAAAAACAGCAAATGTGATAATAATTCATATATTCCTTCAAGTAAAAGTGATTTATATGATAACACAAAAAATATAAATAATAATACAGGTGTTAATATGAATAAACATTCATTATTATTTAAGGTTCAAGAACATAATCCAGTAAATAGAAATAAATTTAACTTAAATGATAATTTATTTTATAATCATACACGTGTTCAACGTAATGATATTTAGTAAGCTTATTCTTCATCAATCATAGCAGTTTCTTTATCTATCAATACTTCGGTTGCTATGTTTTTTAATATCTTTTTTGTATTTTTCTCATTGAATTTTGGATCTCCATCACCAAATCTTATTGTTACCACATTCATCCATTCAGTATGATAAGGACTATCGCTCTTCCAGCAATTTGGATGGTCGTCTATCCAAACAGGCAGAAATTTATTAGCCTTTCCCTTTGCTTTGTCTATTGCTCTTGATAATATGGATTTTTTACTGTCATCCTTCACCCATTCATCCTCTTCTTTGATATAAAATGTTTCACGTCTTATATCACTACAATGGATTGGGAGTTTCCTTACATCTAAATCACGCAATTCATTTGTGAATATATCAGTTAATCCACTCACGATACCTTCCGTTCTCGTAGTCTCAAAATCAGCGTCCGTGATTTTTAGATTATCTATAAAATCTGTTAATGTCATTGCGTCCTTGCACTTCTCATTCAAATAAATATTCATATTAAATTTATTATTCGTGGTATTATTCATAGTGTTATTACAATTTGTATTCCCGATCTTTGGGATTATTTCAATTATTTGCTGTTGTTGTGTTGTCATTTGCTGTTGTTGTGTTGTCATATGGGTTACTACTAAATTTTGGAAATCATTTTGGTTTTTTACTAATTGCATAACTATTTCATTATCTACCCCTCCACTATTTTGTGTATTTTGTACAATTGTATTTTCTTCTTCTTTTTCCTCAATATATGTGCACGTTTTTTTGTGTCTTGATAAACCTTGTTTATGGTTATAATCCTTACCACAAACGCATACAAAATCGTTGATGTTATTTGATGTTTTTTGGTCACCATTAGTAACCATTTTATGCTTTCCCGTTGATAAATGTCTTGTATAATCGCCTTTTTTACAGCAACTAAAGTCACATTTTTCACAAGTGAATTTTTTGATGTTATTTGATGTTTTATTGGTCATCATTTCCTTAATATATGGTAATATAAAAACATCCGGGAATTAAACGAAATAAAAAAAATGGTTGGTGTTAAATGATTTTTTCGCAAAAAATAATCACACCATTTACATCTAACCTGTTTTTTTGCAAATTTTGGAGAAAAAAACATTGTGCAAAAACAGTTTTGCACAAGAATTTTTGTGCATTTCTTTCACCAAAAATTGGAAAATTCACAAAAATATGGTTGGTGTTAAATGAAATTATTAGAATTATTAATCACACTAATTACATCTAACCTGTTTTTTTCGAAAAAATTGGAAGTTGGAAGAGTCTTCGAAAAAAAAAAATGCACAAGAAAAAGCTGTGCATTTTTATTTTTCGGGAGGCTTTACTCTCTCCATTTTTTGAAAAAAAATATATGGTTGGTGTAAAATATAGATTGTTAAATATTTAATTACATCAATAGCATCTAAATATGTATTTTATAGCAAATTGATTTAATAATAAATATGAATATATAGTAAATATATAATTATGAATAATACATATTATGAAAAAACATATGATAAACAAATATCTCCATTATACGGTTTAATGAGAAATAGCGAAGAAGATAAAATATTAATGGATGTAAACAGCCTACCACATAAATATTCTATATTAGAACAACGCGTAGATATGACAGATATAGAATGCTATAGTGTAGATCCCCCTGGGTGTGAAGATGCAGATGATGCATTTAGTGTTTATGAAGAAAACGATAAATTATATTTAGCAATTCATATTGCAGACCCAACAGAGTATATTAATATAAATACCGATCTTTGGAAATCAATAGAAAATAAAATAGTAACAAGATACCCATCTAACCGAAAGCCATTTCATATGATGCCGGATGAAATAATGGAAATCTCAAGTTTGATGGTAAATAAATATGGAGATATAAAAAATGCATTATCTGTAATAACAGAAATACATAAAGAAACTTATATACCAATTGGTAATGTAAAATTATTATATACAGGAATAAAATTAAAAAAGGAGAATGCGTTAACATATAGCGAAGCGTGTGAACGCAGTGAAGATATATTTGCAATTAAAACAAGCCTGAAAATAAGTGAAGCATTAGTAAAAAAAAGAGGAACAAGAACAAAGGGTGTAGAATTAAATAACATATCAACATCAATAGTTAAATATACAAATAACATACCAACATTGGAAAATGTTTCATCTGCCGAAAAAGGTATGAAACAAATGATTGCCGAGTTTGCAATATTTGCAAACTCATTCGTAGGTAATTATTTAAAAGTTCATTTTAATGACGCCGGTATATTTCGAACGTGTAATGCGAGTGAATTATTAAATAGTAGCGAGGTTATTAATATGACTGGTGATGAGTTATTACATGCAATAATAACGCAAGGTATACAAGCAGATTATATGAGTACTGTATCATCCCATGACTTGGTAGGGAGTGAAGAATATACACATTTTACATCACCCATAAGACGCGTATCTGATTGTGTATGTCATTATTTATTGAAATATATATATTTAAAACAACATGACACGTCACTAAAACCACCTTTTACATTAGAAGAATTAACAAAAATATCAAAAAAATGTATTGATGTATCGAAACAAATAAAGAAGATCCAATATAGAGATAGCAAATATAGGTTGATACAAACAATGGACAATATGTTATTGAAAAAAGAGAAACTAACAATAAGATATTATATTACGTGTTACAAGAATGGATTTTTGAATTTAATAATAGATAAAATAGACAATTATAATACATATTTGTCGTATACTTTGCGAAGAGAATACTTTATATATGTGGATGATCCAAATAAAAAATATACAATTGAAATATACAAAGTGAACTGTCCAAAAAAATTCGACGAAGGGTCAATACCAGAATTAGATAAACAATTCAATGTTTAAATTTTACATATTTTATTAATATTAAATAAAATTGATTTAACAAATAACAAATAACAAATAACAAATAATATTATAAAATTATAAAATGGAAGAAATGAGTTGTGCAGTACTAAATAGTAAGTTGGAAACTTTGAAAAAGAAAATATCACCTGAGTATTATTGGGCGTATTACTTCTTTGCGTTAAGTCCCAGTTTATCGGGACTATTTCACAATTGTTTTCAAATAAATTACGGAAAGAAATATAGTCATAAAGACAGAATACTGGACGGCGATAGATTTGTATTTGAACGTATTGATACTCATATTGGTAAATGCCTGCAACCTGGAATATGTATACTTTATAAAAATGATAATATTACTGGTTGTATTATATCAAAAGATTTGAACCAGATATATGATAAAATAGAAAATGATGGTCTTGATGATACTGAAAAAAGTTATGGGTTTTATGTTTCGGAGAATTATTTACATAACTATGGGTATGATCTTGAATTTGCATATCGTGATTTAAAAAGGGTAAAACAACTTATGAAAAGATATTTAATAGTTAAGAATATGTTGTAAATTACACCATTGATAATTTACATAATTTGTTGAAAATACGATTGTATGCCATTCTTTTCGATAAGTGTTTTATTAATATACTTATCAAATAATAGGCTTTTAACCTCTTTACTTCTGTAATCTTCTTGTTTTTTAATATACTGTTCGTCTTCTAACCCAAATGTTCGTTTCCATTCAATAAATTGTTTTTTCATTCGGTTGCGACGGGTAATACTTTTTTTAAAATCAGGAATATCTTCCAAAACGAGTGCAAGTAATTGTTGTATGGGTTTCATAATTTGATTAGTAATATAATGGGCATAATCAATTTGTAAATTATTATCTAATATATACGTAGGTAATTCAATCTTATCCCCCTGTAATGCTTTTCTATTCTGGACTTTAATGTAAGCGAATGGAATTCGGTCACCAGATGATGGTTTATTACCTGGGTCGCGTTTAGCAATCCTGTCAGCTAATACTTTGTGTGCGATTTGCTTAGGATTTTTGTAATTAGAACGAAGTGATTTTGTGATAATAAGTTTTTCAATAGGAATTTTTTTATCAATCATATTTTGTAGTGATTTTTTGAGAAATTCAATGGCATTATCAATATTTTGGTCTTTCATTAATATGTCAATAATTCCCCCATAAACATCTTTGACAATGGGAGCATTATCTCTACGTTTGAGAACAATTCCCATACTATTTTGACAACATTTATCAACATCTTCTTGATAAAGCATACCGACATATCTTTTTTTAGAAAGAAGACAAAATGGCATATATGTTTTTTCATATTCAAGGTCGTGTGGTTTTTTCAAGAATTTAGATGCAAGTTCTCCCATTTCCTTTGCTAATTCAATAGTAATTTCCAACGCCTTTTTACCCCGAATATCTTCACCTTCGAGAGTTTGTAGGTTAAATGTGAAGAATACACTGTCCGTATCTCCATATATATATTCGGCCTTACTCATAACCTTACCGTGCTTGGTTGTATTACAAATCCGGTCTCCATAAACTTCTTCAACAACACGTTTGGCATAAGTAAGCAATAAACGCCCGGTAGCAGTTGTAGAAGCAGCAACATCTTTTTCATAAAATGTGCTTGTTCTAGCACCACATTGTCCATAAAGAGAATTAGCAGTAATCTTATAACTAAGTTGTCTTTTATCCAAAATATTTTTCATAAACTCATCTTGTTGCTGTGGAATAAGTTTTCTGGTTGCTTTACGAGCAGCAAGAAGTTCTTCCAATATAGAAGGCATAATACCTTTTTGACCGTTTGGGAATTGAGCCCATCTACAAACTTTATATCCAATTTTCTTTTTTTCTGCAGCACTTGAAGGAGATTTTCTAAAATAATCATATACATCATAAGTGATATCAACATATTCATAACCTTCTAAATTATCATAAATATAGTTTCCACTGACATCTATTTCACCGGTAGTTTTAATAAGTAGATCATTTAAATTATATTCTTTAGTCCATACTTTGCTATCGTGTGATAAATTCTCACTAATCATAGAAGACGGATATAGCGAAGCATAATCAACACATGCAACAGGATTGTCCAAATATAAATCGCATTTTGGTGGAAGAACAATAGCACCTTCATAACCAGTATCATTGTAATTTTTTTGAATAACTGGCATCAATGTATCTTTTTCCATACATTTTTTAGCAATAAAACTGGTTAGTTTAATACCTTGACCACGCATAACTAAGAAGTCAAGCGGAACACTACAAATTGTAGACATTTCTACAAATCCTGTAATTACATCAATCTTATTCATAAGATGATGGACGAGGTTGCAATCTTGAATACAATATTTTGCAATAGTTGCTCTACCAGCAGCAGATTCTTTACTCAATCGAAATATATCTTGGGGTGTTACATCATCCTTTGCTAATCCCCATTTAACACTTTTATTCATATCTACGTGTTCAATACCCGAAATTGTAAATGATTTTTCTGTTTTATTAATAGAGCTGATTTTGAACTTAGCGCCATTTTTATACAATTCACTACTATGACTGATTTCTTCAAAATGAATAAAACTACCAACTTCTAAACCCATCATATTTTTTGTAACAATTGTAGTAGTATTATTATCTTCTGTATGTATCATTTCTTTAACACTATCCCCAATAAATTGACTTGATACATAATCTAATTTATAAGATGGAAGGTTAAAATCCCGCCTGAAATAATTATAAAGGTCAATTTGTAGACGCCCCCCCATTTTAATAAATTTAAGGTCGTGTTCTCCGCTGGCAATTACAATTTTACTGGTTTCAATATTTTTAACTTTGCCAGATGGGTCTAATTTAGCACACACATCATCCCTATTACGTGATAATTTCAAGAAATGTTTTACACAATTATTTTCTTTAGCGCGTTGAAACATAAAGTCATAATCAAAACCAAATATATTATAACCTATTATAATATCGGGGTCTTCTTTGACAATAATATCACGCCATTTGAGTAAAACATCACCTTCTGTTTCACAAGTTTCAATAACTGTATTTTTAGTATCTGGTAATTCATCACAAGTGTCAAGAACAACACAATGGTTAAGATAAGGTTCTTTACTGCCATATTTGAGAAATGTAGAACCAATGAAGGTTACCTTATCACCTTCAAGTGGAGGGAAACTATTAAGTGAACTGGTCATAGCATTTACTTTATCATCATAATCAAGATTACTACTTTGTATAACTTCAAAAACAGTCATTTTATTAATTTCAGCATTAGATGTTGTATTTTTCTTTTTTCCCCAACCAAATCCACTACTATTTTTATTATCATCTTCATCTTCATCATCATAATCTTCACCATCGTATTGATAATCTGTGAATACATTATCTTTTTCTTCATCTGTAATGTTCTTTTTTTTTAAGTTGCCGATTTTATTTTTTAACCATCTTTTTATTTTCTTTTCAATTAATTCTTGGGTTATTTTGGATTTATTTTTAGGATAAACTATTTCTACACAATCAAGTTCTTTCATACTTTCACTAAATCCAAATGCATTCATAATAATATCTTGAAGTTCAGAATATAACGAACAATCATCCATATCAATTTCATAATCTCTAAAATATCCAACTATATCACCTGCTAATTTTTTGTAGTTTTTAATAGGAATAGGAAAATCACCGTGACTACTACTTGCTTCAATATCAAAACTGCATATTTTATAAGGCACTTGTGTTTCCTTATCATTTATAGGATAAATAAAGTTCCAATCAATAATAAATTCATAATTACACGTAGTATTAGTTTCATAACCTTCATCACCATCATCTTCACTGTCATAACCAACAATTTCTATTTCACTTTTTTTAAACCCTACCCAACCAGAAGGACTTATATTACGAATATGAAAGAAACGAAGTAATGGTGGTATTTGAGCTTCATATAGTTCGGTTTCATATCCATTAAATTTATATGTAGTTAATAAACTATCACCACCAGTATGTGATTTTTTATAATATAAATATTTAACTCTATTTAAGCAAAGTGTATTTTCAAATGTAATTTGAACAAATTTCTGCGTTTTACCAGAGTCAAAACCATATAATTTTTTACGGTCAACTAATTCCATAGAAATAATTTGATTGGACATTTTTTTACCAACCTTTTTTTTTATTTCACCCAAGAAACGTTTTTTTGTATTTTCGTTCCAACTATTACCAACCCGAACAAAGAAGAAAGGGCGATAATTTTCAACATATATTGAGCAAGTCTCGCCTTTTTCATTAATGCCATACATTTGTATTTCAAACTTGTCAATGTTTTCCGAACTATCGGAACCATAATCATCGCTCCCGTTATCACAATCATCGACGTTTCCTGATTTGTTATACGCATTAAAATCCAATAAACGAAATTGATAATCGAACATTGTTTAATGCAATTGTTATATTATTTTATATACTTGTCATACCATTATATAAAAATCAATTTTATATAATATAAAATTTATTTGGGTCAAAATCATATTATACTTTTACTGTAAATTTAATTGCTATTATTCTTTCTTTTTTTATTTTTCTTTCTCGTTTTCCTTTTATTTTTTTGGGGTTTATGTATTCTAATTCTTGTACGCTTTCTTTTTGTTTTTGTTTTTTTATTTTTTTTTGTTTTTGTTTTATTAACGTTGCCTATAGAATTTGCATTCTCTTTAATCCAATCCTTAAACGCATTCACATTACGCATTCCTTGGTATTCTTTTTCTCCTTTTTTAGAAATAAAAACGATGTGGGGATATCCGCGTATATTTTCTTGTTTAATTGGTAATTTATTTACATAATCTTTATGTATCAACCCAATCATTACTTTCTTTTTATATTCGTTTTCTAGTTGTTTTCCAGCATTTTCCCAATCGGGGCGCATGCTATGACAATGACCACACATAGGATGAAAAACAGATAACGCCATAGGGACACCGTTTTTATAATTATCGTTCATTTGATTTATTGTATCTTCAATGTTACTATTATTATTATTATTAATATTAATATTTTGATTCATATTTGACGGGTTTTTGAAATTAAAGATAGAACTCAAATTATTTGGTATATTATTGGATAAATTATTTGTTTCATCTGGGTCGATTGAAAATGAATATGCCATTATAAAATAACAATATATATTATTTTTATAAATGTAAATATATATACGATAAAATGGCAAAAATAATTAGTTGTGAAAATCCAATTTTAATGATGTTTATAATATTAACATTTTTAATTATAGGTTATTATTTTACTTTAGCTAATAATAATAATAGAAAAAAAACTGAAAAAAGTGTTGAAGGCTTTACTATAAGTGAAGATGATAAAATGTTTAAATCATGCCCGACATCATTAGTAAAGGAAGGTTCTAAGTATTATCTTTTCAATAAAAATATTCCAAAAAAGGACGGGGTAAATCCATATATAATGGACAGTTTAGATGAATATATTGAATTTATTGAGTATCAACGTAGTAAGGGGATTGATTGTCCGGTCTTATACATTGAAGGTAATTATAACGCACAAGGTACAAAAGAGTATAGAGTTCAACGCGCACCTGGAAAATCAACTAATGCAAAACCCAAACATCCACCATTGACTAAATTATTAGATGCTAGCCGTGAATCAGATGTTTATAATACAAATATGTTTGCCGGTTTTGATAAAGATAATATGTATATTGGTGAGTATACACCTTTAGACAAACGTTTTCATGCGTTTGAAGGCGAAGACACCAGTCCTAATGCGATGGATCCCAATTGGGGAGGCGCGGAATGTTCCAAAAAATTTTTAGCGCCACAATTAGAACAACGAAAAACAGAATTAAGTACTGATTTTACACCAAAATTTATTTACAAAGAAAATCAATATCAAGTAAGACAGTAAGAAAGTAAAAATATATAGCAATAAGATAAAAAAATGTATTAAAGTTTTTTTATCTTTTATGTATAAATATAAAGATGGAAATTTTACAAAATAATTTATTAATCACAATACTTGCTGGAGGTGAAGGAAAACGTATGAATTCTACATTACCAAAGGTATTAGTTGAGTTTAACAAAAAGCCTATGTTAATTTGTATTTTAGAAGAATGTTTAAAGTTAAACCCAAATAAAATTGTTGTGGTTACAGGAAAACATCACGCGCAAATAGTTAATAAAGTTAATGCTTATTTTATTGATATTATTGATAAAACAGATATTATTTTCGTAAAGCAACCAGAGCAAAAAGGTACTGGAAATGCGGTGGCTTGCTGCTTAGATACATATTCTTATGATGATAACGTGCTAATTATAAACGGAGATACTCCGAATTTGAAATTTGAAATTCTGCAACATTTTATTCACCAATTGTATTTAAAAGATAGTACAAATGGGTTAATATCTTGTGAATATGATGACCCGACTGGATACGGTAGAATTATAACAGATAATGACAATATGGTTGAAAAAATTGTGGAGGAAAAAGATGCAACGGAAGAAGAAAAAAAAATAAATTTGATTAATACCGGCATATATTTTGTGAAGGGAGTATCGTTAAAAGAATTAATACCCCTTATAAAAAATGACAATGTACAAAATGAATACTATTTGACTGATTTAATCTCATTATGCTATCAATATAAAAATCAACGGATTTATAATATGATTTTATCCAATGGAAATATAAAATATGTTCTAGGCGTGAATACCAAAAAACAGTTGGAAGAATTAGAAAATACTTTAACTTGTTAACGCTTACGATGTTTTTTATTTTACAAAATGTTGATTGATAAACGCACCTAATCCAATAATTGTATCTAACAAAATGATTTTCCAAGCAACATCTTTATTTTTAATAATAGCATTATATGCAAATAAGAATAAAAGCAATGAGTGGATTGGACGCATAGAATTCCACCATATTTTTCCACCTGCTTCAACCCCATAATCCCTTGAACCGCTTATATATATGTATAACATACCGATTGCGGGTAACAACGCAATGTATCCTAAATAGGGTAAATATTCTACATTAATATTTTTCGCAATATATGTAAATAATAGGCGACTACCTATACAACCAACCAAAAATAATACAAATCTCTCTTTAAATGAGAGCATAATATATATAATATAATATAATATATTAATCATATTATATTATTTTTATGAGAAACATTTGAGTGAATATCCATCTATAATATACAATTTGATTTTACTACGACCTTTATATGGGATTATTTTTTCATTTTCGTTCTCAATAGATTTTATCTCAATATTGAATATATCGCTAATAATTTTATACGCATTTGCGCAAGTAGTATTGTTATTTAACGCAATCCATTTAACATTAGTGTTGTTATGTATAACAACACCATAAAGTGGAGTTGATTTATTTGAATAACATATAAATTCCATAATTTGGTTTGTGTATGTATGTATATACTATATATGCACAAATCTTATATCTAATAACTTTCATAAACATATAATTTGTTGTTGGGCTTGGGACTTGGGTATTATACAACTAAATTTTCACTACTCATATTTTTTAATTCTTTTGTTTCAGGGATACAAAAATAACCGCAAAAGTTTGAATAATCATTTCGCGCATATTTACGCGCTGCTTCGGATGGGTCAAATATAGGGTTTCCTTTTGCATCAACCGTTTTTACTTCTTGCTTGCCTGTTTTGTGACTCCATACCGGACTGTTATCATCTTTCCTATAGAAGTGGTAATCACTTTTATTCCACTCCTTTGGAGATGTAGTAGCCATTGCTCCTTGATAATAGCCTTTGGGACATTTTTTTTTCGTTTTACCAATAAATTTTACGTGTGGATTATCGGATTTTATACGTGGCAATACGTTTTTACATTTATATCTAAATCCATCAGGAGATCGTTTTTTTCTTGTAAAATTATATATATTTTTTGATAACCCTTTATAATATCCGGGTTGAGCAGTAGAGCATTGTTTGTTTTTTTTGCATTTATTATATGCTTTTTTATCAATTAAATTTAAAAAATAAGAATAACAGTTGTGTGAACGTTTAACATGATCATTTAAGTTCCATATATGTGGTTCATATTTTGGCATTATTAATATATTAATAATATATAAAATTTATTAAAAATAAATTATTATTATAATAATGGAAAAAAAAGTGGATGATTATAAATTAGATGATGATTATAGAATAACAGATGAAAACCCAAATGAATTTGATGATATTGATATTGAATTAAATATAGAGAATAATAATAGTATTAGTAATAATAATCTTGAATTAATGTCATTAAGACAACGGTCGCCATCACCTTATAAGTTATCTCGTTCAGTATTACACGAAAATTTTTCAACAGATAGTTTAAATACAATACAAAAAAAACACGAAAAAATGATAATATATATTAGTGAAAAAAAAACGAAAAACACATTTATAAGACGTGTATCAATATTATTAAATCACGTTTTAATTCAGTTATCATTTTTATCTATTTTGGAACCGTTGCTTTTTTTTAATTATATAATTGGACTGGAAGAAGTAATGTTTTATGAACAGTTAGATAATATTACAGAACAAACACAAAATATTATTTCTGACGACACCGCAAAAAATGCCAGAGATACATATTTTTATGATGCATTAATTACATTTATAATGTATGAGCATCAAGATATAGATGGGACTTATAATAGATTAAAGGAAACTGCCGATAATGCAAACGATGAAGCAATGCAATTATTATCTTCATTAAAATATCAGGCATTAAAGATGGCTTTAATATTAAATATAGTCACATTTTTCTATACAATTATAGTTAAATATATTTATAAAAAATCAATAATAAAAATGGTAATACATCATCTTACATTAATTTTTTTTATTGGTTTGTTTGAAATATGGTTTTTTACAACAATTGGTTCAAAGTATTTTCCCTGGTCAAGTGATGAAATATATTTCCATTTATTTCAATGTTTTTGGGTACATACAACAGACAAATTCCCGGAATTAAAAGGTTTAGAACATAATGTTACAATTACTTGTGATGTATGAATATAATCCAATAATGATTAATGTTAGTTTTTCAACAAAACTAAATTTTTTAACCATATAATTATCTATAAGGGTGTAATTAATTTTTTCGTAATAATTTCTTACACCTATACCAGAAATAACAACACAACCAGTTTTTCCATATAAAGCAGCAATAATCTCAGCAGTTGCTATTAATTTTTTTCCAAACCCACAATGTTGTGTTCCAATACTATAACTGGTTTCTGTATCTTTTCGCAATGTTTCAACATTTCCATATACGTGTAATTCGCGTATTAATCCCATACCCTGTAATGTTTCTGAAAAAGCAACTCTATCGTTATATTCATTTGTTATTCTTAAACGAGTAAATCCAAATATAGCTTTTTTATCAATTGTTTCATATGATATAAAATATTCAACTCCTTCGGATGCTTCATAACGACGTACAAACAAACAGGCATCATTAATACTATAATTAGGGTGTCTACCAATTTCTCTAAATCGAATATCCATACTTGCACTTGGTGTATTCGTTATATTTGATAACTTGTTTGAAGACATTTTATCATTAATTACCTGACGCATATTTCCACATTTCATACCCCCCGAAATATATGTATCTGGAATATCACGTACAACGCGCGGCAATCTTATCCAAGGAAGACAATTTGACATTGCATAATATAAAACATCTTCAATATCTTGTTTATTTTCACCGTACGGTGTATACTTGCCTTCTTCGTGCCATTTTTTAATTTTTGTCCAAGGTACAATTTCACAAGGATAAATTTTCATTTGGTCTGGTTGATATAATGGAGAAGAATATAGTTCTTTAAACATTGCAATATCTTTTTCTTTATTAGAATACGGTAAATCCGGCATAATATGGATATCAATCTTAAAGCAATTGTTTTTTAATACACGAATTGCTTCAATCGCTTTTTCTATGGTATGACCTCTATTTATTTTTTTCAAAATATAATTGTCCAAATGTTGCACCCCAATTTGAATGCGCGTCACACCCCATATTAAAAGTGTTTTTAACCAAGGTATGCCATCTTCGTCATTTTCTAAAACAGCATCTGGTCGGGTTTCAATACAAATACCTATTATTTTACATTTTGCTGTTTTATTAAATAAAATCTCTTCTTCTAATGATAATATTTGTCGTTTGGGTTCTTTATCAAAATATGTATTTACACAATATATAAACTCTGTAAAGAACCGTTTCAAGTAACGTTTGGGATATTCAGTAAATGTTCCACCTTCAATAATAAACTCTAATTTATCACACGTATGACCACACGTTAATAACGAGTCAAGACGATTTTTTGTTTGCAAGAATGGGTCAAAACCATTACGGTTTGCGCGCTGTACAGCTGGTTCTAATGTTAAATAACTTCGGGGTTGCGGTATCCAATCATTTCCTTCATGAGCGGGCTCATTTGGACAATAAAAGCAATCGTGTTTGCAACTAAAATCTTGACCGTCTGGTGTTGCAGATGTTAAAATAGTGACTTGATTAATACCGGAAATATGATTTGCCGGTTTTTTCATTAATAGCAACTTTAACAGCGCGTTATCTGCAATTAAATCTTGCTCCACAAACTGTCGATAATAATATAATAGAATTGTTTTTTTAATTTGTGTTCTATTTTTGCGGAATTCTTTTTGTAGAAATTTATTAAATTTTAATTTTAATAATCCTAACATATTTTGGTTATTATAGTAAGGGTTTTTAGCAAGTAATTCTTTTTCATTTATATTTACAAAAATGATAAGATTATTCAATAAATTAATCATATCATTTTCGGTTATAATGTTTTTGTTGATAACACTATCATCCTTTATAAGTTCTTCAATATCATTTATATTATCGTTTGCATTTTTATTAAAGCAAGGTACATAAGAAGGTTTAGACATATTAATCAAATTATTTGTATATTAATGAAAATATACAAATTTGTTTAATTCATTTCAATTTTAACAAAATCAATTTCCCTTAGCGAAACATATTTTATCATTCACACCAACAAAAAAATTAAACTTGCTAAATTTGCTTTTAAATATTTTTTTATGTTTATAATAATGAATTATTATTCCTGCGGTAGATAAAAGTACAGATGTTAAAAATAATACATTTCTAATTTGAGAATACATATTAATTTTCATTTGACTATCTTTACTATCAACTTCCGATGAATTATCTTTTATTAGTTTTTGTAAATCATTGATTGCTTCTTGCATTATGTATAAAATAATGATGATGACAATAACAATAATTGTAATAACTGTAGGGGAACGCATAATAAAAATATACCATACATACAAACAAAGTGATAAAATCATTTTATTTTGTATATCTAAATCCTCTTGCGAAAACCCAATAAAAATTAATACGATAAAAATACCTAAAATATGTTTTGCTATCATATTATCTCTAATAATATGTCTAAGATTACAGGAAAATGTGTCATTCGCATAATTTCCCGCAATAATAAAAATGAAAATTGCTAATTTTGATACATTACTAGACCCAACATTTAACATTTCATTAAATTTTTTATATGTTGGTTCGAACATATGGTTTTATTCAATATATAAAGGATAGAATAAAAAAACACGTATAATGTTTTTTTATTCTATAAAACGCGCGGGAGGTTCGAACGCACGAAAAAAAAATGTATCTGGAGGGTTTCGATCCCTCTACCTTCGGCTCATAAGACCGATGCTCTAACCAATTGAGCTACAGATACAATTGCACGATGTGGGATTCGAACCCACGAAGCTAACGCAACAGATCTTAAGTCTGTCCCCTTTGACCGCTCGGGAAACCGTGCTAATGAAAGGCGCCCCTTTCTACATTTAATAATGCATATTTAATCATATTTTACTATGAATGACTCTTATTGAAACAATAATATTGAATAATAATTATCATACGGACGGCGTCTGTCCTACAATTTATCACCCCAATTGTAAGGAGGAGGTCTTTTCCCGGGCGACTTTCCATTCCCGTTTGTCACCCGATGAGGGACTTGAACCCTCGACCACGCGATTAAAAGTCGCGCGCTCTACCAACTGAGCTAACCGGGCAAACTGCTTCCTGAGGGGGTTGAACCCTCGACCTTTGCTTTGCTAAAGAGAACATTAATTTCTGCTGTATAAGAACAACGCTCTAACCAACTGAGCTAAGGAAGCTTTGGTGCACGATGTGGGATTCGAACCCACGAAGCTAACGCAACAGATCTTAAGTCTGTCCCCTTTGACCGCTCGGGAAACCGTGCTAATTTTAAACTTACCTTTTTATTTTTGATGAATAATATATGATTTTATATAAATTCAATTTATTTTTTAATACATCATATATGTTACCGTGTACGAAATAATATATTATTTATTCTTTAAATACTTTCTAATTTTTATTTTGTTTATTTCGTTGCCTTTTATTACGTCTCTCTAATCTCCTCTTTTCTCTCCTCCATTCTAATAACCTTTCTGCTACTCTAACAGGTTCTTCTTCTTCAACGATTGATGACACTTTGCCAATGTCAAATACAGAACGACGACACATAGGACAACTAACGCGCGAACCATTCTGTCGTATATGTAGGAGCGAACATTTTGTGCAAAACTTATGCCCGCACATAAGGGTTGTCACTTTTCCGTCGCCTTCGTATGTGTCAAGGCATATAGGGCACTCTACCATATATTCAAGTCTCACCCTATCTTGAATTTCACGAACCTTCATCTCCTGTCTCTTCGTCGAGATTTTTTCCAAATCCCGATAAAACCTAGGGTCGTGAATGTTATTGTACTTCTCTTCCCCTAACTTCTTCATAAGTTCTTGTTTTACTTGACGAGGTAGTTTTTTCCACATAGGACAGCTCACATCTTCTACTCCATATAACAAGACATCCACCACACCACTGATCCGGTTCTTATTATTGTTCATTTTTACTTGATTGTTTTATTAACGGGTAAATTATATAAAATAATTCAATTTATGTTCATTTTTTCATTATAATCGCCGACTATAATGTGAATTTATTATTTTGACTTTTCTAAAATAATATCTGTATTTTTATTATTTTCACTATTTGTTAATTCTATTTTTTCTAATGCATATTGACCACAAGGTCCACAATGGTCTTCATTTGATAAATCTATTTTATGGTTCATTGCAGATTTACAATTCTCTATTCTCCATCTACCGACGGGTTTAGGTATCTCTTTTGGTAGTAATTTTGTTATTATAGTTCTTATGTATTTCATTATATATATAATAACTATTACTGTATTTAAGTATATTATATAAATTAAAGGCTTTGAAATATAAAAGGTTGTAAAAATAAAAAAAAAGGGCGTCCCCTTATCTTCTTTTTTTACAACCTTTCCTCCAAAGATACACGTTTAATGCATTTTCAAATGAAACCCTTGCGGAAATTCCATTGTCAAATAATCACCAAAACCACTTATCACCTATGTAGAAGACCAAACATAGATACTCGCATTGCGTTTACTTAATCTTCATAATGGTTTTTCATATAATAAAT